TCTCGACACCAGTAAAGATATTGACGAGCGTGCTTGTCATCGCGGTTTCGGTCTGATTGATAACCTCCCCGACTGCCTTCATTAGCGGGTTGGTCATTATTAGCTGCTCGTTAAGCTTCTGAATTGCCCGCGTGTATTCCTCTACGCCAACCTTACCAGCCGCTCTAGCCGCCTCAACGTCGGCGATTGTCTGCCGAAGCTTTTCTTCTTCTGTCGCGAAGGATTTTACGGCGCTTACCCCCGCTCCTATGCTTTCCTTAATCTTCTCTGCATTCTTAATTTCGTTAAACACCGCCCGCGCTTGCTCGTATAGGGCGGTTAACTGGCCGTCTGTAAGCACCTTACGGGCAGACTCAGTAAGCTTTGCGAAGAACGCCTCAAATTCATCGGTTGTCTTAGCCTCAAGTTTAAGATCCTCGAGCGACTTCTGAACATCCTTAAAAGCCTCGAGTCTTTTTAGCCCACGGAAACTTTCAAATAACTTTGATAAGTCTACGTTGTACTTTTCGAGAAGGGCTACGGTGTCATCCCCAATAAACTGCCTAAATTGCTTCTGCAGGTCCGACATCGAACCTTCTTTCCCCATTACTTCAATCTGCCGCCGCAGTCTAAACATAGCAGCATCGGCCTTAGACATTTCGACGCCTTCTACAGCGGTTTGTAGCTCCTTAAGGTCGTTTAGATTCCCCTTAAAAATCCCGCTCTGATTTACTTGAGCAAGCAGCCCAGATGCTTTTACTGCGGCAATCAGTTCTTTCGACCAGCCCTGCACCTCGAGCTTGTTTGCAGCCGTCTCATTTTTTAGATCTTGTAGAGCGTCCTTAAACTTCTGCGCCTGTTCGACCGGTTTATTACCGAGAGCTTGCGCGATAACATCGCTCGCCTCATCCATTGTTTGCGCTAAATTATCTCCCGCCTTAGCTGTCCCGAATATTTTTTCGTTTAGCTTTTCTATAACAGGATCTAATAGCCCTAACGCCTCAGATGCGGCGAGGAGCGCGACCGCGAGGAGCATTACCTTATTCTTCGCAAGTAGCGTAGATAGAGCAGCAAACGCAGCAGCGGCCTTCCCTGTACTTAGGGCGAACGTGACCATCGCCGTCGCTAAGGCGACGATCTTTTGAGCAGTAAGGATTGCTAAGAACGACAGAACAACCTTAGTTAATAGCGCGAAGTTGTCCTTTAAGAATACGATTGCGCTATTTAGTCCACGGACCGCAGCCGCGAGCGCTTGACCGATCGTCTGCGCAAGCGAGCCGCCGCTATCAGTCGTCTCGGTAAGCATTAGAACAAGGTCGATAAGAGCGGTTTTTAATCCACCCTCGCCGATCTGATTATAAAAACGATTAACAGCGTCTTCTAAATTCGAGAGCTTGCCAGTTAACGTATCTGCGGCTTTAGCCGTTGCGTCAGCGAAGTTGGTCTGCGAAATGCGCTGCAAGTATTCGAGGATATTGCTCTTGTTAATCGTCGTTGATACGCCGTTAAACGTAGCAACCGCGTTATCGCCTTCGGTACGAACGACAATACCGAGGCTCTTAAGCATCTCGAATTCGCCGGTAGTCGCATTCATAATCGCCTGCGCGACATCCTGAATCCGCTTACCCCTAGCCGCCGCTAGGTTGCCAACATCGATAAGCACCTGCTTCGTTGGCGCGATCCCCGCAGACGCAAGCGTAATAAAGGCTTGCGTTACCTCTTGAAGCTGAAAGGTCGTTGTCTCGGAATACTTTGTGATAAGCGTGAACGCGGCGGCGGCTGTTTCCGCATTCGGTGTAATCGACTTAAGCCGCGCCTCGAGATCTTCGAATTCGCGGATAACGGACACAACCTTACCAATCGTTACCGCGCCTAGCGCAGCGCCGATCGCTACGCCGAGCGCCTTCATCGCAGACGACGCGCTAGCCGTTGCGCTTTCGACATTCTTAAGGGAATTGTTAGCAGATGAACCGAAGTTCTTAATCTGCCCTTCGACTTTAGAAAGGTCTTGCCGCAGACCAGTTAGGTCTGCCTCGATCCTGACTAGGAGCGTATCTAGGGTGGTTGCCATTAGTCAGGATACCTTTCCATCAAGTCATTCAGTTCATCCCTAGACAGAGGCGGCGGTTTCGCTGAATTAAACTGCTGGAACCCGCGAATCGCGGCGTACCACTCGCTTGGGCTTTGTTCCCAGAAATCCGCCGGTCGCATACCCATTGCGCCTAACCCGATTTCCATAAACCGTACCCAAGGGATTAACTCGACTCGTTCTCCGCCGCCGCCACCTTTCCCGGCTCACCCCCTGCGGTAAGCGCATAAGCGATAATCTCGCCCGCTACTCGCATCGCCTCTGCTAGCCCCGCCGACCAGATCACCTCTCCGACTTCTTTCTGATCGATGTTGTTGCCGCCAGCCCTTACTACAGGGGTAATAATCGTTAGAAGCTCATTAACCCGAAGGTCGCCTTCCTGAAGCTTCTGTGCGATCTTTACCAGCCCCATTCCTAGAGAGTTCTCGATTCGCATTAGCGTATCGAGTGTAACCCTGCCTGTAAACTGCTTCTCTCCGAGACTAATCTTGAGTTCGCCGCGCTGCGGGTTTGTCATTTAGAACCTCTTTGGTAGATACCAACCATACTTCGCTACGATGAGCGATGTTCTCTACGCTCTCGACCAAGAACTGCTTGCCTTCAACCGAGATTGTATCCCCGATCGCAACTTCTTGCGGGATCGAAAACCGGTCGCCTTTTCGGGCTACCGTTACCGCCGATCCCCTAACTGCCGCATCGCAGGTCGTCCACATCTTAACCCCCTTATGCGAAGGTAACGGCGCCGGAAGACTCGAGGGTTACAGAGTAGGTTACTTCGCCGTTGTACTCCCCGGCGTACTCTAGAGACGCAATCATAAATGTCCCTGTATACGTCCCAAGCTCAGGCACGACAATCTGAAAAGACGAAAACGATGCCGCGTTAAAAGCGGCTCGCAGCGTCGCCTCAGATGCGGCGTCGGTAAACACCCCGGACCCGGACACGGTAAACGACGACACCCCGCCTTGCGCGAGAAGTGTCCGGACCGCAGACGAATCTTTGTTCGTTACGTCTACAGGCTCATCGTTCATGGTGATCGACGTAGACCGAAGCCCGCCGACCGTTGTATATGAAACAGGAGAACCGCTTCCAATCTTAAGAAGAAGCGAGGAACCTTTTTGCGCGGCCATTTAGACTCTCCTTATACCGTTGCGAAGGTAATCGCACCAGCGGATTCGAGCGTAACAGAGTAGGTTACTTCGCCGTTGTATTCGCCAGCGTATTCGAGCGAGGCGACCATAAACGCACCGGTAAACGTGCCGAAGTCCGGCACGATAACCTGAAAGTTCGCGAAACTCGCGGCATTAAACTTTTCTCGAAGTGTCGTCTCCGAGGCGGCGTCTGTAAACACCCCAGAGCCGGAGATTGTGTAGGACGTTGTGCCGCCCTGCGCGAGAAGAGTACGAACGCCGCTCGAGTCTTTGTTCGTTACATCTACCGGCTCGTCATTCATCGTAATCGATGTTGACCGCAAGCCGCCGATTGTCGTAAACACCTCGGGACTTGCGCCATTTCCTACCTTGAGCAAGAGCGAGGAGCCTTTTTGCGCTGCCATAATCTACCCCTATAAGTCAAAGATCGCGGCTCGAAACCTAATGATTCCATGTCGCGTTAGCCCGTCAGCGTCCATCAGTGTAGACGTAAACTCCTGCCGAAGATTCACCAATGAGGCTCCGGTTACAGCTAAGGCATAAGTATGAAGCAAAGTATAGATCCGTTCCATAATCTGCTTCGTTTCCTTAAATCCACGATATCTCGACCAAACGTGGATTGTAATCGTGTATTCCTGCCCGTCTAGCGTCTTCGACCCATTGTTAATCGTCGTCTCTTCACCGATCACAACATACGGGTACTCGGTATCTTGCGGCACGTCGTCGTAAACGCCCTCGACGATACCCATTAGGGTCGCGTCACCCGTAAGGCGGCTATAGACTGCGCTTGCTAAATTAAAGGAGTGCAGGCTCATCGCAGCTTCTTAAACATCGCCCTAATCTTCGGCTTATTCATCTCGAGCGCGGGAAACATAAACGGCCTTGCCGCCATCTTCGCAGTACCGAACTCTAGATACGAGCTATACGGAGCACGGCTCTCTACGGAACCGCCAAGCCCGTCAGAATCGATATTTGAGTAGATATTCCGCGCCAAGAAGCCGGTATCCGTCGCTGGCGGCTGTCCCGGCGCAGACGCTTGATGTGTTACCCCTCTTCGGCGGGACACCGGCCCCGTCTTCGGGTAACGCAGGATCATATCAAGCACAGTCTCGCGGACCATAGCAGTACCGCGAAAGACCGCCAACTTAGCATGATCTTGATACTGCTTCTCGATATCTCTTGTTCTAAAGCGTAGCTGTCCGCGAGTGGTAAGCCTCATGTTGCCACCCCTTCTTCCGCCGCAAGCTTAAGCCAGCGGTCGCGCTCGTTAACGTTTAGAACGGCGCGAATGTTAAACGCCCTATTGTTCCAATATACCCGCTTCTTCGGGGTAACGTCGGTCCGATAACGAATCGTTATCTCGTGCGTTACTCGTCCCTCTATCTGCATTCCGTGAAACGATTCGCTCCCGCTTCTCGGCTTAATCTCTGCGTACACCTGCACATCGTCGTACCATCGAAGCGCAGCCGATCCATCCGTGTCGGTTGTTCTCCGCTCGGACTGTATCGTTACAAGGTGACGCATCTGCCCTATCATGCCGCACGATACCCGTTATAGAAGGGATCTGTTGATAGAGACATCACGCGGTACTGCTGCAATAGAAGGGCGATATTTGCGGGCAGTTTTTCCGGCGCCTCTTCCCCGCGATGCTCGTAAAGCCAAGCGGCAAGCGCCTTTATAGCAAAGACGACACTAGCAGGAACCGCCCCAGCCGTAGTACCGTACCCAGCGACATAGACGATTTCTACCGCATTCGATACTCGAAGCGCCGTTGGCCACACTTCGCCGTTGCGCAGGAACACCCGACCCGGCTCTCGAGCTTTATCAACGTAATACTTTGATGCGGCGAACACCGTACCGTTATCGTCATCGTCGTAAGTTGTTATGCTCGTAACGGAGTACAGCGGCGGCTTTGGGATTAAGAGATCCCGTTTCCGCAGCGAGATATCCGGCCCCGTCTTCCACCCCTCCCATAGAGGGATATCAACCTCGTCGATTCCG